ATTGAATTTGCAAGTTCTTCTGTATTTTGTTTAAATGCTGATTGAATTGCAAGGGTTGCTTTCATGGCTTCTTGTCTATCAACTTCACCAAGTACTGCAAGACGACTAGTTTCTTTTACAGAATCAAGTAATTCATTTCCAGTTTTTCCAGTAGCTGCGATATCAGCAGCTAAAGATATAGTTTCTTTAAAATTAGTTCCATATGCAGCAGACAATTCCTTTGAAGTTGCAATAACTTCTTGTCTTACTCTACCTAATTCTTCTTGAGATGTTCCAGCAATATCTCCATATACCTTAGTTAAACGTGTTAGTTCTTGATCAGCTTGTCTGAAAGCATCAGCGGATGCCTTTCCAAATGCTGCGATTGGAAGAGTTAATCCGACTGTTAGCTGTCGACCTGCCCATTGAGTATTTTTACCCCAGTTAATAAGTTGTACTGCACCGTCTTGAATTACTCTATTCATTATCTGCAATTCTTGTCTTGCAATTGCAGTCTTAGCTTTTACTTCATCAAGACCTCTTGGAACATGCACGTTAAATTGCATTAATCCTTGAGCATTACGACCTAGTGGTTGGAGTACAGCATTTTGCATTGCTACTTGCTGTCTAGCAAGTTCTCTGATTAATCCACCAGAAGTTCTAATATGAGACTGATATGTACTAAAATAGTCTCTTAGCTTAAGCCTTCCGCCATCTAAATTCTTACCGAATTTTTCTACATCAGATGTAAGGCTTACAAAGTGTGAAGAGAACTGGCTAGTGCTTCTTAGAGTATCCGAAAAGTTTCTATTAATTACGGCTACGTTATTAGCCAACATCTTATTGGAGTTGGCTAGTTGCTCTTGTAATTTAGATAGGCTGGCGGTAACCTTATGCACATCGGCAATAAGGCTTGAAAAGTCGGCATTAGCGACTATCCGTGTACTGATTGTTTCGTCAGCCATTTACTCTATGTTACTCCTTAGCGTATCCTAGTCCTTCTCCGATTCCAAAACCTGCTTGCTGAGCAAACCTGCCTTGTAACGAAACGACGTCATCTTTAGATGCATTAATTCCTGAAGCTCTAAGTTCAACGTCTTCGAACGAGGTACCTCCTGTATTTTCTTCATCTAGTTTAATACCTTTAAGAGAAGCGAAGAATTTTCTTTCCTCATAATCTCTTTTGCGTATTGCATCTAGAGTTGTTAAAAGCTCTGGCATTGAAATATTTTCTTCTAGTTCCTGGTAATTCTTCCAATGTCCAAGAAGAAATACTTCTCCCTCTAATGCGGCAAGGTCTAGTTCTGACCAGCCAGAACCGCCGCCGCTAGAAGATTTGGGTCGTCTAGTTTAATTCCTCCGCAAACTTCAAGAATGCGATTCATAGTAGGAACATCAAGAGCATCTTCTAATGCTTCTCTGTCCTTAACCAAATCTGGAAGTTGTTTCTCTAGGGCAATAGCACATGCCTCAATAAGAACTGTTAGAGTTTCACCTTCTGTGGTAACATTTGTTGTCTTTTGAATAGCCTCCATAAATTTACGAAGCTCTTTAATTGATAGTGGTTTTAGCTTAATGGTCTGCCCATTTTGTAGCTGTATTTCTTCTACGTTGTATACTGTAGTTGCCAATTTATCCTCCTTGGATAGTCTTAATTATTATAACAAATAGGTCTTACTAATACAAGCAGAAAGCCCCCGAAAAATCGAGGGCTTTCTGACTAATTTATTAAGCTATTAAGCTGTCAACACACGGTCAATAATCTTACCGTATTCTGAACCAGAGTAGTTAGCATCTGGTAGAAGACGGAAGGTTACTGGGAATGTGGTTGGAGTTGTACGTGCTAGAGAGAATTGTGACTGTTGTACAGACAATACACGACGTGCATAATATACACGCTCTGCTGCGGTTGCTGTTGCGGTTGGAGCTTGTCCAACTGCAACTAGTTGACGCTCTGTTGGAGCGGCACCTAGAGAACCTGCCTCTAGACCGAGTTCCTTCTTATTTGCTGCTCCAGACAAACCATTGTCTGAAAGAGTCGATGCATTCTGTCCGAATACTGTTACGATATTCTCTAGAGTACCTTCTGACATTTCTGTTGCGATCATAACCTCCATCGCAGACTTGAACAGCTTAGCTGTATCAAGTAACTGATCTACGGTTACTGAATCATATGTTGGGTTGTAAGTAATTTGAAGACCATTGTTAGTAAAACCAACGTTACGATATCCAAACTTTCCTGACTCCTGACTTACGCCATTAAGTGTAGTTGTGTAAGATACACCTGAAGCAAATGCTGGAACGGTTACGTTTCCTGCACCTGCTGCAATTGCTACACCTGGCTCTGCGTTTGCAATGTAATCTGAGTCGTTAATGTCAATGGTTGACAAGAACAACGGAGACGCACCAACGAGAATGTTTTTAGCATTACCTACGGATTGTGCCATAGTATTTGTTACCTCCTATTTTAAACTATACATATATATATATATTTTAAAACCAAAGCTGGCTAGGCTTCTTTCCTCATGTCCTATAATACGGCATCTTGAGGCCTAAAGCAATTTAGAGAAACCTACCTACCTGGTCCATGATTCTTGAGTATTTAATCTCAAGTATTACGTCTGCAGAGAAAAATCCCTGAAGCTCCTCAGAAGGAGCGGTAGGGGAAATATCTGCAATAAAAATTGAGTGGAATTTGAACTTATCTGATAGACCAGACCATTTATTTATGTCCATAGCAGACTCATCCATACGCCTAAATTGGTCTGTCATGAAGTTTCTGATTTCATTGATTTCAGAAAAGTCTGTTGAATATATTGTAAATAGGATTTGCTCACAACAAATAGCCCAGTTATTTTCATATGACATACCTATCTTGTCATAGACTATATGCTTTTTCCCGCTCAAAAATTGGTTCATTTCTGCAGTCTGTTGGACTGGAAGAATTGGAATAATGTGCTCGTCTAGATTATCACTCCAATAATCCTCATGGTCGAATATCTCACGAGTCTTTAATTCATTCCATAAAAATTTACGAAGTTCTAGCATAACATCTAGTTTATAATTTGCTGTCATAGAGCACCTCCGAAGGCTGCGGCTAACGAGGCATCTGCTTGACCTCTAACAATATTTGGACTAAAACTATATTGAACTTTCTTTATATTTGAAGGTAACTTTAATGCTTTTGCCATAGCCCCATTAAACATTTGTTGAAATCCAGATCTTTTAATAGAATTATTTACCATCTGTCCAATAAAGAATTGTCTATGGGCTAATTTAAATTGATTTGTAGCTGCCGTTCCGCCAGGTCGTCTTACAGTTACAGATTTACCAATTGGCATAAATACAGTAGATCCATCTGATTCAAATACTAGTCTCTCCGAATGTTTAGGAGAAATTACTAAAGGCGTTCCATCTTCCATTACCTGTGCTTTATTAACAAAAACATGGCGTCTGCGATACTTAGAACTTGCTGGAACAAATGAGGTTGACGGCTTAAATGAATGTGAAATTGTAAATGATAGTCCATCTTGAGAAGATAAATTTAATCTAAATAAACGTGCTGATTTATTTCCGACTCGTTTCCATTCATATACATGGTGTAATGATTTAGGCTTGCTTCTAGCCAAGGCGTCTATATATTCGCCAAAGTCTTTATCGATCTGTTTAAATATTGTTGAAGAAAACTTAGCCTGAAACTGTTTATTTTTAGTAAGCTTTGAAACTACCTGTGAATTGTAATATAGATATGCTGATATCTGAGCTACTGTACTATCTTTAAGTACAGTTCCTTTACTGCCCGCCATCAGTCTTTCTAAACCGCTAGCAGCCTGAATCAACATTGTGCTATTGTCCAATTTGCTGATTCTCCGATCTACGCATTGCAGAGTTGTATCCAATAGTTCTTCCAAACGGATCTGTTATTGGAGTTACTCCTACTACTTCAAATACTGTTGGGGTATCGCTAGGAAAATTAATTTCTGTCCAAATAGGGGTGTCGTGCTGATCTCTTATGTTAGTAACTTTTTCTCTAGCAGTTAGTCTATCTGTAGTTCTAACTTGAATCTGTTGATCATTTTTGTATCTATTATCAAATACCTGCTTATCGCTAGACCTAGTTGTAGCTGAGTTACTAATAACTCCTTTAGCGTGGCAATCTACGGTTCTTTGATATATCCAAGCTTTTTTAATAGCACCAGTATCTGGATCCTGCTCGTCTAATTGACGATACACGTCCATTCTCATAGAAAGAACTGATTCTATAATTCCTTGCATTAAATTAACAGAACTTTAGACAGGACATAATCTGAAAGCAGTTGATCTGCATACAAATTTCCTGTTCCAGAAGTTGCTCCACTTCCGTATTCAAAATCCCAGTCAAATGTAGAGATTTTGTTTACATACTTTTTACGCCATAGATTATCCTTAGAGAAATAATCTTGCATTAATTCTATTGTGGCAGATTCTACTTCATCTGGGACATCTGTATATCCAAATTGTGCATATACTTTATATCTGTATCCTAGACTAAAAATTCCTGATGAGTCATGAATTGATGGAGGAACCATACCGTTTGCTGTATATACAGTATTATCCATCATTGCTGCTCTATTTACACGAAGCCCAAATCCGCTTTCTGTAATATCTAATTGATAATTCCAATTGTCGATATTGTTTATATTATCGACTAACAATACATCATTTGCATATAATGAATGCAATGTATTTATTTTAGCTGGAAGGGCAAGGGTATCTGAGTCTGATCCATATAGGTTATAGACTTCATTATATAAAAAGAATTTCTGACCTGTGTACTCCTCGATTACTTTACGGGCATATCTTTCAGCATCCACAATTTGATTATAAGTCTTATAATTAGGATCTGATGGGTCATTTCCAAAATCTAATTCTCCATATGCTTGCGCCAAATCTACATATGGTTTTACTACATATAGTTTGTGCTCTCTAGTTTGAGCTTCACCGCTTACGCTATATGACCATACTAATTTAAGATCTCTAGATTTGTGTGTAGCATTTACTGGCAAGTTGACTTGATATACGCCTATTTCAGTTTCTAGTTTTTCCGATGTCAACTGATGAATAATTGTATTTGGATTATTGTTGCTTAGAGGATCTACGCTAACATCATATACCGCTACTGTTGGCAAAGCATCAGCATCGGTAGGTTCACCTCTCCAAAAGATTTTGTGTCTTACTGGATTTGTTGAGCCTACATATAACTCCATTTTTTATGGGGCTTGATTAGTGGTAATATTCCTGTACTTCTTTAGGAGTAGCTAATCTAAACCCGTCCTCCTTGTCAAAAATTTGTTGAGCCTTATCTTGGCTCATTGCCACAAATGGGTGTTCTTTAGTAAAACTAAATCCCAAAATGTCATAACGGAAATTATCTCTTTCCATCTTAACAAGGACATCTTCCCCAGATTGCTCTTTCTTTTCGTTTTTTACAATTGTTTGTTCTGACATGTCTTCTGTCTCTTCTTCTAGTCTTTCGACGGTTTTTTGGTAAACCGCCCAAGTTACTCCCTCTTCTGAGAGTGCTGCAATGATGTCTATTTTGTTCTTTAAATTATTAATATCTACCCCAAAATCTTCGGCTACTTTTTTTAGGTCAGATACCTTAAGTGTCTCAAATGACATTTATTCTCCTTGTTCCGTGTAAATCAATTATAGCATTAAGAAATTAAAATGAAAAGCCCCCCAGGATTATCTGGGGGGCCTTAATTGTAGATCTAAATCCTTAAATTAGGAAGCGATCTTAACGTTCTTTACAACTACCCAAGCATCTGCTTGCTCGATTTGAACGCCTACACGAGTATACATTGTGTACTCGATAGAGTCCTTACGTGGCCAGAAGAATCGGTATACAGTTACGTCACGCTTGATACCAATAACTACGTTATTTGGGAATGTCAAGTGTACGTCACCGTGTGAACCTGATGTACCTGTGTAATCGCCAGCTTGTGTCTCAGGAAGTAGTGGGACCTCAACAATTGGAATACCAAATGCATATGGTGCTACGTATCCTGCTGGACCGCTAACTGGTGCTACGTCTCCACGGATAATGCTTGAAGCAATATCTTGTGGGTTTACGTTCTGGATATTTCCAGATGTAGCATATAAGTAATCTTGGATTAAGTTTGAACCTGCCAAGAAGCGAAGGTCTGTACGACGTTGCTTGTACTTACGTGGAAGAGCCTTTAGGGCTGCGTTGAATGTTGCACGAGAAATACCAGTAGCAACACCGTTGTCAACAACATGTGCTGTGGCCTTTGCCTTTGCAACTACACCTTGGAATGCAGACATTAAGCCTGTTCCTGTGCCTGTACCGTTAAGGACTACGTCCTCAATATCGTTACCTGCTTGTGTTGCCATCAAACGTGCAATATGATCTTCAAGATCTGCACCTTCGATATTGTCTTCTAGAGACTCTGTTGAAAGCTCCCAATCCAAGCGAAGCTTCTTTGTGGTTAGAGAGATCTTTGAGAAAGTTACTGCTGCGTTTGCGACTCCTGCTTGATCAGCTTCAGCTGCAACTGTCATCAAACGCTCTCCAACTCCAATACGATCAATTTCAGTGGTGTCTGCTCGCATGCGAACAGTACGAGCCACTTTACCAATTACGGTTGCGTCGAACATGTAGTCCAAGAAACGTGCTGATTGCTCAGGGTTGAGTAAACCACCCTTTTCGCCACCAGAGCCTCTGTGAACACCAGTTGTTGGAGCACCAGAACCTGTAAGGCCTGTTGCTACGACTGTATCAGCCGCAACTGCTTTTTCTAATAGTTCATTGCTCATTTTTTTGTTTCACCTACCTTAGTTTAGTTAAAAATTTCCTGTACGGAACCGAGGAAAGAACCGTTCCATTTTGATTTCTTGATTGTTACTTCCTGAGACCCGCCAAGGTCTGAGGACTTCTTAATTGCAGTCTCTGATTCAACTGCATCGACACGCTTTTCTACCCCATCAATCGTGCTCTTGATGTCTTCTACAGCCTTTGAAAGGGCTGCATGTTGTTCTGCTAATTCTGAAATTCGAGTATCTACGCTCTTGCTGAATGTTTCAACAGTCTCTTTGATTGTTGTAACTTGAGCTGCGTTTGCCTCAGATGCTTTTGCAAGTGTATCTGAAAAGAATCCCTTTAGATCACCGAGCATCTTTGCAAAATCAGGTTCATCAACCTCAACTTCTGATACGTCGGCTGCTTTTTCCAGAACTTCGGCAGAAGCGTCTGCTGCTGCATCAACTGCAGGAGCTTCTTCGACAGCAGGTGCTGCTTCTGCAGCTGGAGCTGTCTCTTCTACAGCGACAGGAGTTTCTTCAACTGCTGCAACTGTTTCTGTGTTTTCTGACACTTCATTACCTCCTTCTGCGTTTGCCTGTTTTGCAATTGTTTGTGTATCAGGCAACGACAATCTTGATTGCTTAAACGAATCAAGAATTCTATCTATCTCTTTCGACTTATTAACATCATTACTCTCAACCCATCCAATTAATGTTGCAGGCTTGCCTGTAACTGGGGAGTCATAAGATGCATCAGTTGAAATAAAAACTGAGTCGGACTCTTCACAATAAAAAATATTTTCTGTAACTGTCTCTGCTGCAATTCCTTTAAATACAAG